TAGAAAAACTATTTCCTCAAATGGATTTAATGGATTCAAATCATGGAAGTTTAGTTTATAGACGAGCATTAAAACATGGAATACCAAAAGCATATTTAAGAAATTATAATGAGTTTTTACAAGTTGGTAAAGGTTGGAAGTGGCATGATGATCTAACTATAGATACTCCATTAGGAAAAGTTTATTTCTGTCATGGTAAAACTGCAGATGTCATGAAATTAGCACAATCGATTGGAATGAGTGCAGTTCAAGGACATTACCATTCGTCTATGAGTGTAGGCTATTATGGGAACAGTTTAGGTTTATATTTTGGGCTTCAAGTGGGGTGCATGATAGATAACAAATCGCTTGCATTTAGATACAATAAAGTTCAAAAAGCTAGACCAATTATTGGTTGTTCTGTAATCTATAATGGATTACCTATAATTGAACCATTTATTAAGGATAAATCTGGTAAATGGATAGGAAAATTATTATAATTTAACAAAGGATATATTATGACCTCAAATAAGCTAAAAAACACCCTTTTAAAGAGCCATAGAGCCACACAGAACGACGATTCAGCATTTTCCGACCAAGTAGCTGGGAATCACTATAAGACCCTTAAAATTCAACCTTTAGAGTATTCTATGGCAAATGACTTTAATGCTTGTCAAACTCATGTTGTTAAATATATTTCTAGATACAATAAGAAGTGGAAAGATAAAAAAGATCAAATTAAAGATTTAGAAAAAGCAAAGCATGTAATTGATATGCAAATAGAATTATTAAAGAAAGAATAGAATGTACTTGAAAATTTTAGGAATGGGATTAAAAACGATTTCGCATATTTATTCTAATAGGCAAAAAACAAAAATGTTAATTTCAGATGCAGAAAAATTGCACGCTGAAAAAATGGCACGAGGCGAAATTGAATATACACAACTTATCAAAACTGATCAGCAAAATTCATGGAAGGACGAATTTGTTTTGGTTCTTGTATCTGCTCCTATTCTTTTATTGGTGTGGAGTGTCTTTAGCAACGATCAAGATATTAAGTCAAAGTTAGATTTATTTTTTCAATACTTTAATGAACTACCTATGTGGTTTCAAATTTTATTTGTATCTGTTGTTGGTGCTATTTATGGTATAAAAGGCACAGAATTAATCAAAAGAAAATAGTCGCATTTAAAATAACAATCCATTAATATATTTTAATGGACAAGATTAAAGTAGATGCAGTAATTGCAAGTTTGGAACTTCAATTAGAAACAGCAAATAACCCCTATGGTTCTTTTGTGTCTTTTCGTTTCGTTGATACATTTCCATATTTTCCTAAAGTCAATCAAATGGTTTCTGAAATTAAAAGAAGAACTGATGTAGATTTAATTGATTACGAATATACTTATACTGGCATTCATGAAGATACTGATTTAACTCATTTAGAAATTACCAGAAATTAATGGGGGATTTCTCCCCCACAATATTATTTAGTAAGTTTTTCGATTGCTAGATTGTTAATAGATTGTTGTTTTAAATGATCACAATATGAATGACCATTTTTAGCTTCAACTTTTGAATAAAGATATAATTTCTTTTTATCAGAAAGTTCTTTTTTAACTTTCATATATCTTTCATCATTAGTAGCTTTAACTTTAGCAAGAGAAACAGATAAAGATTCATTAGTCATTTTTTCATTAACGACATAATCAAAAACTTCTTCTGCTTGGTCTTTAACTTCATCATATTCTATTTCAGCTTTTACTAATCGCTTATCTAAAGCATCAACATAAGCTAATATTCTATGAGGGTCAAAAACCTTTGGTCTAACCTCTATATATTTAGGCTCACTACTCATTAACCTAGTTCTTGTTCGTATTGATCTGGGTTAAAATCAGTTGGACTTTCTTTAGCCCATTCTATTTCACTATCTGGAAGTTTATCATCAGTTAGTTCATAACCTTGATAGTTTTGTGGCATAGATTGTGCAATAGGTTTTGGTTTATTATAGCCAGCAGTATTATAAGGTTTAACCATATAAAAAACTATAGCTTGTTCTTTGCCATTATTCCATTGAGTAGCTTGACCATCTTGAGTTTTACTACCCCATTTTCCTACAAATCCAGCTTGAATGTATTTCTGAATTTGTGGAGAATTTAACCATTCATGTATTTGATCTAATCTATATAACTTTTTAGTTAAGCTACATTGAAATTGAGATTTAGTTGATGATGCTTGGAACTCAAACTTAGGCGATTGTTTTCCTGTGCTATACATCTTGAGAGTTAAACCTGCGAAAGGCAAGTTTTGTTTTTGTGTTTGCATGTTTTTCCTTTTTGTTTCATGTTTTTATTTTTGTTTATGTATTTCTTTTGCTCTGCAAATATGCAATGCTCCTAGAAATGCATTAAACATTTGTTTATTTAAAGGAAGTTCTTTAACTTCAATATTTCCATCAGTTTTTGGTAATCTAATAATTAAACCTTTAGAAATTTTTAGTTTAGTTTCTTCCTCATATGCTTCTTTATATGCATTTAACTGTAATGTGTAGTCAAATGATATATGATTACTTGTTTTAATATCTCCTAAAACAAGCTCACCTTTCTTATTTTTTAAGATAAGGTCAAGAGTACCAGCATAATTGTATTTTTTAGAAAATATTTTTTTTTCTAATTCTACAACTTTATACTCTTGTTGATTCCACCAATCTATAAAATGGTTCCAACAATTTATAACCTTTTTATCTGATTGTTTAGGAATTTTTTTTCCTTTTAGAAAGTCTTCAATCAAACCATGAACAACTGTTCCAACAAGTCCAGCATCTTTTTTAATTTCTTCTGTCTTGTTTTTAGCTTGATCTATTATTCTTTCTAAAGATACTCTATCTAATTGATCTCCAGCATCTAAAAGATTATTAATAGAGTTTTTTATTTCTCTTATAGGAGTAGAAATTAACCAACCCTGTAATTCTGGTTTTGGAACTCCATTACTACAAATACCAGTAACACTTTCTACTTTTTTACCATCAAATAAATAAAGATGTTTGTCATCATCATAATCTAATGTTAATCCATTTTTTAAATTATATTTAATATACATTTTTACCTTTCTTGTTATTAAAGATGTTACCTAAATAATCGGGTAAATCAAATTGATAATATTGTGATAAACAGAATAGTTTAGAAGCATCTAATTTTATACCTTTTTCAAATTTATAAAGATCATAAATTGAATTAAAATATATCTTATTATCTTCTACTACTGCTTCTGCAGTTCTTTTGTTTTTTAGTCTAATACTTTTAAATTTTAGACCAACTATTTGATTAAATAATTTAGGACTAGGTTTTTTATTAAGTTCAAAAATCATACCTTTAATTAAATAATCTGTTTTTAATTGTTTGTTCATATCTTATTCCTTTCTAATTTAAAACAGAATGACCACGATTATTTAAACATTTTCTATATATTTTTGAATAATTATATTCAGCTTTAGGTGGCAACCATAAGACACTAGGTCGTATATAATAATTCCAAACATATTTAGAACCTTCAACTATTTCATTTGTATTTTCTTTAGCTAAAGTTTTACAATGTTGTAAATCATTAGTTATTTCTACAGATTTACTTTTATTAAAGGTTCCACTTTGACCAGCAGAATCAATAACTGGATTATACGCACAAGCTTGTACGAATAGCATTAAACATAGCAGTTTTTTCATATTTCTCCTTTTCTATTTTTAGCTTTCTTTTATATTCTCTATAACTTTTAGCTTCGATTTTTGGCATGATAGTATAGACTTCATCAAAGTAAGGATTACTGTCTCCGAAACTCCAATGTCTTTTTCTACTTATTTTATCAATAAGTTTTAATCTTATTTCCTTAACTTTGTCCATTTTTTGATTCCTCTATATTTAGTTTATTTAATTGTTTTTGTATTTCTAGTATTTGCATATCTAAAAATTGTTTTATCTCATAACAGTTTTTTATTTTTCCTGATAGTTCTGCTCTTTTAGATAAGTTTCTTATTTGTGGCATTATATTTATTACTGTCATATTATTACTCCGATTATTAAACCTAAAATAAAAGCTATTATAAAAATGACTATTTCAGTCCTATAATATAAACTTTTTATCATAAGTTCTTCTTTCCATTTTTTTGTTATTATAAATTTATTAAACAGTATCATTATTCTACCTCTATAAATTCAACTGTTAATTTTATTTTATGATCAAAATGTTGAATACTATCATTATAACTTTCTA